CGCTGCCCCGCCCGCCGGGTCGACTGCCCAGCCACCGGCATACGAGGTGCCGAGGCCTTCGGTCGACATCTCCCAGTAGTCGGTCGGGGACATCACCACGACGAGGTTGTCGCGGCCGATGCCACGGGTCTCCATCGCACCGAGCCCACGACCGATCGCCGCGAGACGCGGTTCGGTCGACAGGGTGGTCTTGAACGCCGCCGGATCACCGAAGGCGAGGAAGGCCTGGAAGAAGCCCAGCGGCTGGGACGAACCCGTGCCGTTGGTGACGTACGTGGCCTCGAGGATGCCGATGGACTTGCCCAGCCGGCGGCGAGCTGCCGCTTCGGCCGCACCGTTGCTCTGGCGAAGGAGCTGATTGCCGATGTCGGCGATCTGCGCGATCGTGTAGAGCGTCGCGGTGGCCCGGCCGAACTGGAAGTCGCGGACATCCTTGTTCGAGCCGTAGGCACCCTGCAGGAGGGCCGCCGTGATGGCGGTGGTCTCGTACGGGATGTCCACGCCAGCCCCGACAACACCGTTGACGACGTTGAACAGGCCGCGGTAGATGTTGTTGGCCGCGATCTGGTCGACGAGGCCGGTCACGAAGTTGTTGGGGATGATCGCCGTGCCGGTGGCGGACGACGTGCCTAGAACGGCCTTGATGAACTCCTGCGCGTCGCTGTCGCCCTTGGGAGCGTTGGTCAGCGCGGACAGGAAGTTGACCTCGTTGTAGCGCCCGACCGACTTCACCGCGGCGGTGTCATGGGCCATCGCGCCGGCGAGGATCTGGGACGCCTTGGACGATGCCGACTGGCGGGTGAACGCCTTCACCCGGTCCTCGATCTCCGAGATCCGGTCCTCGACGTCCTTGCTCCGCTTCTCGGCCTCGATCTCATCGAGCTCGGCCGACTTGGCGGTGATCTCGTTCTGGATCTGCTGGATGCGATCGAGCCCGATGTCGGACTTGTCGCGCAGCTCCGAGGCGAGCGCCTTGAGTTCGACGTGCAGGGCTTCCACCCTCGCGTCGGTTTCGTTCATTGGTGCTCCTTGCACCCGCTGTGAGCTTGGCGGCTAGGCCCGTTTGAAGCGGGCGAGTTCTGCGTTAGCCATTGCGAGCATCCGCGCCCTCGCCGCCTCGTCGCCGCCCGGAGGGAAGGTCGGAGGTAGGTCGTCCGCTGCGATGCGGTCCAGTTCCGCCCGGACGGTGTCGTCCAGGTCAATACCGGCTGTGGTGAACGCATCGAGCGCCTTGGCAGCGGTGATGCGCGCGTAGGGGTTGGCAGGGGTAGGTGTGAGGGTCTGCTCGGCGTGCGGCCAGACGTCGATATGGCCGGACTTCGCCTTGCGGACCAGGTGAGCTACCGCTCCGCTCGAGCCGTACATCTTGCCGGCCCGGATCAGGGAGTCGACCTGTGCTCAGTAGCGGTGGCTGCGGTCGAGCCACATCGTGGCCCACCAGCCGTCCTTGGACTCCTCGAGGTCGTCCTCCACGCCGAGGTCGTCGTTGCCCACGGTCTTGTCCATGCCGTGGTGGAACAGGACGGGCCGCTCCTTGAACCAGCGATCCTTGATGTCGGTGTCGTGGTCGAACCACTCGCCGTCGAGGTCCTTGCCGTCCTTCATCGGGCCGCCGAACGGGATGGCGAGGATGCGCCACTTTGCGGAGCCGATCTGCTCGGCTTTCAGGTTGTCCATTCGAGTACCTCGTCATCGTCGTTGAGCGGCTCGTCGGGCTCGGGAACAGGCGGCAGGGTGAGGCGTCGGTTGCGCCCTCCACCGGCTGCGGAGGCGACGGCGCTGTCGGTGTCGAAGTAGGTCGGGTCGAAGTAGGTTCGGTCGAAGTACGGGCTGGCGGCCATCAGGCGATCCGCACCGCGAAGATGCCGGTGCCCTTGTCGCTGTTGTCGGTCAGGTTGTTCAACGTGTTGGTGCCCGCGCCGTCCATCGCGGTCCAGGTGCCGGTGATGGTCGTCAGGCCTCGAGCGGCCCGCATCTTGATCGCCGCGCCCGTGGCGACGACGATGGCTTGAACGCTGACGTGGCCGAGCTGCGCCACCGAGGCGGTGCCCGATGCGCCGATACCCTGGGATTGCTCGGACAGGATGACGTTCGAGGCGTCGGTGATGGCGACGTGCATGATGGCCTGCGCGTTGACGCTGGAGCCGACGCACTGCGCTACGACCAGCCACGTCCCGGCCGCCAGTGTCACCGTGACGCCCGTCACGTCGGCGTATGTCGCGGCCGATACCGAGGTCGTGGCGGTGGCGAACGCCGACGCCGTCGTCAGGCTGACTACCGCGGTGGAGGTGCCCGACAGGCCGAAGCCCAGCGCGGGCATCGCGTGCTTGTGGTCGTTCTTCGATGGCGTGACCGCCGAGCCACCGGCCGCCGCATCCGCGAACGCCTGCGTGGAGGGCGTCGTGCCGAGGGCCGGGAAGGCGTGCTTGTGATCCGTCATCGACGCAGCAGGCCCGCTACCCGTCGCGGCAGCGTCACCGAACGCCTGCGTCGAGGGCGTCCCTGCACCTGTCGCGTGGACGTGGTCGCCCCTCGAGGGAGCTGTGCCCGACGTTCCTGCTGCTGCCGTGCCGATGGCTGCTGCCGCCGAGGCCGAGGTCACGACCTGGTGCCCATGCCCGGACCGGGCGAAGGTGCTCGCTGTCCCGGCTGCGCCTGCCGTGTCCACCGTAACGTTCGCGTCCGGGCCCGCTGCCGGTGCGGCGTGGTGGTCCGTGGCCGTGACGCTGGTCAGGACCGCGTGCGAGACGGTACCGCCCTGCAGCCCCGTGGTGGCGTGGGAGTGGTCCGCCGACTCAAGCCGATAGCCGGTGTGCGGGTCAGCCGCCGCCGAGTGGTCCGAGACGGCCGTCGTCACCTCGGTATCGCGGGCGATGGTCGCGGGGATGTCCGCGTCGACCAAGGAGACGATGTGGTGGGTCGCCGACTCGTATTCGGTGCCGGTCAGGAGCGGACCGGCCTTGGGCGTGTGAGTAACGCTCACCCGTCTGTCTCTACGTCCACCGACTCGGTGATCTGGCCCTTGTCGTTGCGCTTGACCTGCCGGCTGGTCACCCGGTCGGGCATTCCGGTGATCTTCATGTTGCCTGACATCGTGGCCTTCACTTTGATGTCGGGCTTGGGCACGTTCACCGTGATATCGCCTGCCTTCGTCTCGGGAAGGGTCACGTTGACCACTGGGGCGGCCTGCTCGGGAACGGTGACATTGACGATTGGCGCTTCCGCCGCTGCCACGGTGACCACGGGCTCGGGGACGTTGACCTGAGCCGCCTCGACGGTGATCTGCGGGCCATCGACGTGGACGTCGGGCTGTGAGACGGTCACGTGGAGGTCCTGCGGACGATTGGCGAGCTCGAGGGCCTTGGTGGCGAAGTCGATCACGCGGCCCACGTTGTCCACGTCCACGGCCTTGGAGTCGGTCAGCGGGATCCAGTCGAGGGTGCCGTTCGGGTGATCCTCGATGGTGAGGGCCTCATCGACCGAGAACACCTGCCCGTTCCGCTCGGCGCATTCCTCGTCCTGGTCGCCGTCGATCGCCTCGACCTCGGCGACGTTGAACTCCTTGTAGCCGAGCAGCGCCGACTGGTTGTAGCCCAGCATTGTCTCGGTCCGGGCCACCAGCTCCGCGCGTGCCTCGTCGAACGCGGTGTCGTTGCGGATGCCGGTGTAGCCCTCCTGCCCGACCCCGTTGGCGATCTGGAGAGGCGAATACCCGCGGCGGGTTCCTTCGGCGATCTGCTCGGCCACGGCCTTGCGGGTCGTCTCGTTGATGCCCGTGATCCGGTCACCAGCGTCGTCGAGCATCTTCTGGGCGACCTTGCGGATGCGTTCGGCATAGACCACGCGGGACAGGTCGTTCGCCACCACACCGAGGGCGGACCGGGTGAGCCGGATGTAGATCCCGTGCAGCGCCTCGCCGAGGAGGTCGTCCTCGCGCTTCTGGTGCCACCACTCGGGCGCATCCTTGCGTGCCGCCTTGGTCAGCGGGCCGAGCGTCTCGATCACGTCCGCTTCGATGCGTGCCCGCTGGTCATGGAGGAACGTCTGCATCGTGCCCTGGAACCCCGGCAGCTCGCGGCCCATGACGTCCTCGCGCCGTGCCTTGACGGCCTTGGACACGGACACGGATGTCGATGCAGCGTCACGCGCTGCGCTGTCACCGGCCGTGACGCTCACGCCGCTGGTGACAGCCTCCGCCCTCGCCGCTGCCGCGTCCTGCTGCATCTGGAGCTGCTGGGCAGGGTCGAGGATGGCCGGCAGGCCGTTCCACTTGATGTGGGCGAGGCCCACCGCGTCGACCGACTCCTTGGGGTCGAACCCGATGCTGACGAGGCCCTTGTATGCCCCGACCTTCTCGATCAGTGCGGGCGCGTCGTCGAGGTTGGGTTCTTCGATGTCGAAGTCGAGCGGGCGGCCGATGGCGTTCTCGTACCGGGTGACGAGGCCCCACTGGATCGTCTCCTCGAGGAGCTCGACCCGCGGGTGGATGGTGCCCTCCCAGTAGTCGTGGCGGTCCTCCTTGCGCGTCTCGGCGCTGTTGAGACCACCGGGCATCGGCACGCCCAGCTGATAGGGGCTGATGGGGAACGCGGTCAGGATCTCGTCCCGGCTCAGGGTGGCGAGTTCCGGGATGCCGATCTCGGCAGGGCTGGAAGCGCCCGCCGCGTACTCCATCGGCTCGGGGAACACCAGCATCCGCTTGGCGGCGTTGGGGTCGGACGACACGTTGCGCCATGCCCGCTGGGCGTCGGCGTACTCGTCCTCGGACAGCGCGCGGTCCTTGGGCCAGATCATCCCGGCCAGCCGGCCGCCGGTCTGGAGGACGTTCGACGTGTGGCGGGCCATCTGCTCGGACAGCGGGACGTTGGCGTACACCGCCTCCACCACGCCCTGCCCTGCCCAGTAGTCGTCGCCCGCGTCGGGGACGATGAACGGCAGGATCTCGTCGACCGAGAACGGGATGCCACCGCCGCGGTCGTCCTTGTCCATGACCCAGCCGATGAGCCGGGACTGCGCGTCAAGGCTCGGCCACATCCGGGCGGGGCTGATGCCGTACAGCCCGGTCGGGAGCTGCCCACCCTCCCCGCCCTCCAGGTACCAGAAGGCCATGCCCGCGAAGTCGAGGCGGATCTCTGTCTTGGTGAACAGCGTGCGCCCGGTCTGGTACGGGTTCGGCTTCTCCATGAGGCGGAGGTACTGCTCGATCGGGTCGAGCTGCTCCCACGGCACGGTCAGCGCGGGGGCGACGATCTCGTCCTCGTTGTCGCCCTCGGTGTCCTCGTAGGACAGGGTGCGCTCGAGCCCCGCCACGTCGCCCGCGATCTTCTTGCCCGCCTTGTAGAACCAGCCGACCTTGTACGCCTTCAGGTACATCGCGGCCTTCTGCTGGGGGTCCGAACCGTAGACGCGCAGGGGCACGTCGTTGGCATAGACCGATTGCAGGATGCCGCCATAGGTGGCTTTCGTCTGGGCGGGCGCGCGGCCCATGAGGCGATCGAGTAGGGTCACGCGGCTGCTCCGAAGGAGGTAACCCGGCGGCGAGCGCGTGACCGGGCATATTGCCAAAGGCAGAAAGCATCGGCCACGTCAGGGCTCGGGAGCCCGCGCGCCTTCATCTCCTCCTTCGCCTCGATCTGGACCTTGCCCGACGAGGTGAGGCGGTACGTCGGTCCGGTCAGTTCGGCGCGGAGGCGCTGGTACGTCGCTTCATCGAGGCGAGCGAAGCTCAGTTCGTTGCGATAGAGGGCTTCCCGGACGTTCCACCACAGTTCGGCCCGGAGGTTCAGCATTCCCTCGTTGTCAGACCCACCGCCGGCCTGTACTTCATGGAGCGTGCCCGGAAGCCTCTGCTCCTTGAGCCGATCGTAGACGCCAGAACCAACTCCGACCACATCGACGGCGAGGGCTCCACGTCGGTCAAGAAGGAAACGAGCCCCAATTCCTGCAACAGCCATCGTGTCGTGTCCGTGGACAATCGTGACGAGCTCAGGGCCGTTGCCAGATCCTTCAACAAGGCAGCTGTCATCGGTTCCAAATCGGGCGACGTCGAGTCCCGCGGCTTCGCGGTGGTCGGGGATCTGCGGCTCGGCACGGGCTCGCTCCACGAGGTTGAGGGGAATGACCTGGTTGGATGCGGTGTCGGGGAACTGGCCCAGCACCTTCGCCGTCCACCACGGCGTGCCCTCGAGGCCCTCGGAGCGGCGCTGCTCCAGCCAGAACGCCCCGACCAGCTCCTCCTGCGCCTTCACCGGGACGGGCTCGCCCGTGAAGTTCGGGGTGTCGAACACGCTGATGGGGATGACGTTCCAGACCGGGCTGCGGCATGCCTCGTAGAACGGGCCACTCGGCTCGTACGGGTTGCCGATCGCGAGACGCCGGCTGGCCTCGTTGACCACGAGTCCGGTGGTCGCGGTCCACAGGGTGCCCGAGACACCGTTGGCCTCGTCGACCACCACCAGGATGCGCGCGCCGTGGTAGCCCTGCAACCCCTCGGAGTCGTCGTCGTCGGGTTTGCGGCCGATGGCCCATGCCCCGGTCTCGGTCACCTCCCAGCGGAGGTCGTTGCCGTTGCTGGGCTTGCCGGGGAGCTGTCCTGCCGCGTGCGCCT